GTTAATGATTACTATAAGGATTTGAAAAAGTCGTTTGAACAGGCAAAAAAAGAAATACAGTCTGTTATAAACGACTTTTATGTTAGGTACGCAACAGAGAACGGAGTATCATATACGGATGCGCAGAAATTACTTGATAAGGCAGAGATAGGCGAGTTAAAAGACTTTATCAGAAAAGTTTACGAGAACATGGGCAAATACAATCAGGAACTAAACAACATGAGTATTAAAGCCAGGATTACCCGATATCAGGCATTGGAAAAGCAGATTGATGCGATATTAAAACAGTTATATGCAATTGAATACCAAATTAAAGGAGAAGAATTACTGAAAGATGTTTATACCGATACATATTACCAAACCTGGTACAACATTGACGTGTATCACGGTTTTCATCAAGAATTTGCACAGATAAGCGCAAAAACAGTTGATGAACTTATCAGATATCCATGGAGTGGAGTTACGTTTTCTTCACGATTATGGCGGCAGAAAGATCATCTTTTGCAGAAGATCAACGAAAGCGTCACGAGTATGCTGATACGAGGACAAAATCCGAAAGTTCTTGCCCCGGAATTCGCAAAAATATTTCAGGCCAAAGAATATGAAGCGTATAGGTTGCTTCATACAGAATATTCTTTTATTGTAGAACAAGCAACATTAGCTGGTTATAAGGAAGATGGTGTAGAAAAATATCAATGGCTTGGCACGTTAGATTTGAAAACCTGTAGTGATTGTGGGGGTTTAGATGGAAAGGAATTCAAAATAGAAGATGCCGTGACAGGTGAAACGTCGCCACCAAAACACCCCTTGTGTCGCTGTACAACGACTCCAGTTTATGATCCTGTATACGACAATAAGGATGATTTACCCAAAGGAACGAGGACAGCGAGAGACCCTGTAACTGGAAAAACATACAGTGTGCCAGCGGATATGACATATAAAGAATGGTATAAGAAATATGTAGAAGGTAATCCTGCAGCAGTGCTAGAAGAGAAGAAATGGAAAAATAGATACACTGACGAGAAACAGTTTGAAAGATACAAAGAAGTTCTAGGCAAGGATTTAGGTATTAAGTCCCTTGAGGCGTTTCAGAATTTGAAGTATAATGATATTGAGAAGTGGGAAGAAGTCAAAAGAGATTATAAATATGCTAATATGCTTAAAAAAAGAAGGATTGTTGTTTTAGGTAATAACAATCGTTCATTACCGCTTGAGGGTGAGCCTAATACAATAATTGATTTAGTTGATAACGGTAGAGTAAAGCAACGTAGAATATACGGCGATTCCGGAAAAGTTACTAAAGATATTGACACTTCAGATCACGGTAAACCTAAATATCATTCCATGGGTGCACATAAACATGAATACGATTACAATAAAAAAGAAACCAGAGGAAAACCGGATTATTTTACTACGGAAGAATTAAGGCAGAACAAGGATATTATAAAAGAAGGTGATAATTACAATGATGATAGGGATAGATGATTTGATTAATGCTATAAAAACGGGTTCGGATATTGAGTTTAAATACAATGGCAAAAGCTACACAATATTACCTTGGACAGATCAAGGTATTGTAATCGGCCCTCAAAATAGCGATAACGATAGTGTCTATAAAACGGCCGAGGAACTTGTTAATAATCATAAAATCGAAGGAAAAACAATAAAGGATATAATCGATCAAATAGAAATAGTGTTAATGTGATACTATCTATCTTAATAAACGATAGATGGTATTTTTATGCCTATAAATAAGCATCTGGAAAACCAGGTGCTTTTATTATGCCGTCTTTTTGGTATTGCAGACGTAAAAGAACAAGACATCACCGGACACGACCGGGTTAAAAAGTGAAGATGAAAGGATGGGAAGGTATGAAGAAAGAACAATTATTGGAATCGGGGTTAACTGAGGAACAAGCCCAGAAGGTAATGGATGTTTATACCGAAGAGATGAAGGGATTTATACCGAAAGTGCGCTTTGATGAAGTGAATGACGCAAAAAAGGATCTTGAACAGCAAATTAAAGAAAGAGATAAGCAGCTTAAAGAGCTTGCAGAGAAAGCTAAAGGTAATGAAGAATTGGAAAAGCAAATTAAGGAGCTCCAAGAAGTAAATAAAACTACAAAAGAACAGTATGAGGCTAAAATTAAAGAACTTAAAATTGATGCGGTAATCCGTGAAAAGTTAACCGATGCAAAATATCCAGACCTGCTTGTTACGAAGTTCGATAAATCAAAACTCACTGTAACAGATGACGGTACCGTGTTGGGGATTGATGAACAGTTAACACAAATTAAAGAGTATTACAAGGATTTGTTTACACCGGTTGTAAAAGGAACTCAACCTGATAACAACAGCAAATCAATATCAGGGATAAAAAATCCATGGAGTAAGGAACATTTTAACCTAACTGAGCAGGGTAGAATTCTAAGAGAAAATCCTGAACTCGCAAAGCAATTAATTGCAAGTGCAAAATAAAAATTTTGAAGAGGTGATTTATTATGGCAGTTACTAAAATAGCTGATGTAATTCAACCAGAGGTTTTTACTCCGTATGCAATTCAAAGAACAATGGAGCTGTCCGCTTTAATTCAGAGTGGTATTGCAGAGAACAGTAAAGAATTTGACGAATTGGCCAGCGGACCAAATCTCACCGCTAATATGCCGTTCTGGGAAGACCTTACGGGTGACGCAGAAATCATGGACGATGAAGGAAAAACTACTCCGGGTAACATAAAGGCAAATAAAGATGTTGCTAGAAAACTTGGGTTTGTGAAGTCTTTTGGTGCAAACGCACTGGCTAGTTTGCTCTCTGGCGACGATCCAGCAAAAGCTATTGCGGATCGTTTTGCTGCATATTGGGAAAGACATTATCAATAAGTGCTTTTGTCTGTTCTTGACGGTATTTTCGCGGCAAGTAATATGGCTGAAAAGGTGCATGACATTACTGGTAAAACTGGCGATGCTGCATTGATTAACGGTAAAACTTTCCTTGATGCTGTCCAACTAATGGGTGATGCCAAAGACTTGCTTACAGGTGTAATGATCCACAGTGCAACAGAAACTTATCTTGCTAAAAATGATTTGATTGAATACAAAGAGGAATCCCAAGGGAAAGTAAGGATTCCTTATTTTATGGGTAAACGGGTAATTGTTGATGACAGCATAGCTTTTGATACTGAAACTGGTGCAACAGAAGCTTATTTGTTTGGTGCAGGCGCTATAGCATGGGGAAACGGTTCACATGAAGCTATTAAAGAAACAGAAATCGTAAGAGACGGTCTGTCGCTTGCTGGTGAGGATGTATTGGTAAACAGAAGAATATCCATACTTCATCCCCGAGGCGTTAAATGGGTTGAACCTGTAGATGGACTCGATAAGAAATTCCCAAGTCTGAGCGAATTAGCAGACGGCAAACACTGGAACAGAGTTTACGAACCCAAAGCAATTAGGATTGTAAAGTTTATATTTAAAACCGCTTAATAGGAGGGGTATTTTGCCCCTCTCTATTTTTGGAGATTAAGAAAGGATGATACTTATGTCCACATTATATGAACAAAGAGTTAAAAGACTTCGCGAGCATGTGTTGAAACAGCAAAAGAAAAATACGGAAGAAAAGCAACTGGAAGTAAATAAACCAGAACAAACAGAAAAGAGAAAAATTAAGAAAAATAAGGATGCTGAGTAATCAGCTCTTAAAAGGAGTTGATACCAGTGACTCAGGGTGAAATGAAAAACAAGGTTAAAACAAACCTTGGTATCGAAGATGACAGCAAAGACTTAATCATATCTGACATTATCCAGGAAGTCTTAAATTACTGTAATATAACGGACATACCTGAAGCTCTTGAACCGTTTATACGGAAGAAAGTTAAAACAATTATTAATTATGAAAACGAAAACGGAACTGAAACAGTGTTTGATGTGAAATCTATTAAAGAAGGCGACACATCAATCACGTATAATACAGATGAAGTTTCTCGGGAAACAATTTATGGTTTGTCTGAACAAGATAGAGCTGTTTTAAAACGGTTCAGGAGGCTGCGAAAATGAGTGTGTTGCAAAGATTATGGAAAGATATCATGAACATATATCGGTATGAAGAATATGAAGAAAACGGCATCACTAAAAATGGTGAGGTACTGAAATATGAAGGTA